GAATATCTGTGCAAATCCATCAACTACAGCTGTGAAAGACATAGTGCCGCTAGCTGCTACTTGTGTTATTACAGCTCCTCCAGGAGTTGACGATAAGGTTATCTGTGGTTGTGGTGTAGCGATACCTGTAACAATAGTACCTGTTATAGTAGCAGAAGTACTCTGTGTGTAAGTAAATTGTGTTCCGTTTATTACAGTTACAGTAGCGTTTGTTTGGTCAACTATACTCGTTCCACTTATAGTGACTACCTGACCATTCGTTAATCCGTGTGGTGCTAGATATTGTGCTGTAGTAGTACCTACACCGTAGACGCCAGGATCTGTTGGATATGTTAGTGTTATACTAACAGTGCTTGCGCTGTATGCTACAAAAGTACCATTGTAGTTTGAGTTACTGTTACCGAGGATTAGATAGCTAACACCGGCTGCCGGCGCCGGATTAACGTTAATCGCAAATGTAACTCTATAGGTATTATCGCCTTGTAGTATCTTGCTAGTAAACGAATTTAGTGTAAATGGTACTGCACCTGTATTGATAGTAACTGTATATCCAGATTTAGCTACTTCTGCTATAGGTATAACTGTCTGTGTAGTTATGCTCTTCACCCAATACTGCTGTTTAGCTAGGATATTTCCTATAGTGCTACCTGTGAAGACTATCGGAGAATTTACAGAAATGTTTAGCGTAGAAGATAATAATACGAAATTATTAGTTCCAGATGTAGCTAAAGCTGTGCCTGTTACTGCTGTCGCATTAGCAAAATCAGAACCATAATTTAGATACGTAAAGGTAACAGTATCGACCCTAGTTATAACATAACTGCCATTGAAACCTGGAACGGTGTTGTTATTACTGACTAATCCAACAATCGTCACTCTGTCGCCTGTGTTTAATCCGTGTGCGCTAACTGTTACCGCAGTTGCTATATTGCTTGCTCTGGATATCTGTGCTATAGCTATCGATTGGAATGTTGAGCTAGTGCTTCCTGATTGTGCAGCATTCACCCAAACTGAGCCATTCCAAGCTAAAATATCTCCATTAGCTAAGCCACTTGTTGTTAATGTAGTGGTTCCTGTTCCGTAAGCTCCTGGATTTGTAGGATAGCTTAGTGTGATAGATGAAACAGTGCTTGCTGTAGCTGTAACTGATATATTATATAAACTATTGCTATTGCCAGATACTGTATATCCTATACCTGTAGTCGGTGCTACAGACTGTGTAGGAATAGCGAACACTACGATATAAGGTCCCGATCCCGTTGGTGCTGCTGCACTAGATGCAGTGTAGCTTAGAGTAGCTTCTATGGCAGTATCATTTAATTTATACAGAGTATTCACAGAAGATACAGTAGTATCTACATATGATTTGTTAGCAGCATCAGTTGATGCAGTGGGCGTAGCTAGGCTAGTGATCTTGTTACTAGCCATGTCTAATCCGCCAACGTTTGTGATATTTTTACCGCCCATATTTAAGTTGCCGGTCATTGTACCACCAGCAGTTGATAATAAGCTAGCTATTGACGAGTTAACGAATGCTTTAGTAGCGGCATCACTATTAGAAACGGGGTCTGATAGATTAACGATCCTATGGCTACCGATATCTAGATTTGCAGCCATCGGTACTACGCCATTTAATGGCATAAATCCAGGACCTATCTGTCCTAGTGTTAGCGCGACGCCGCTTGGATTTATTCCTAATCGACGATTTACATATCCTACTACGGCAGACTGTGTTGGCACTTCGTCGATAGCATCGTCTAGCATAGTATCGTCTGCACTAAATGATGATATAGCAACACCGCGTTTAAATCCTAGACCATCTAGATTAGTGAGCACTATACTGGCCGCGAACTTAACAACACCTGTTCCTTGATCTACGGAGAAATATTGACCTACTCTAAAGTTACCATTTTGATCAGTGCTAACGTAGAAACATCTACCATTGCCTATTTCTGTAACTTCGTTTGCTGTTTGAGAGCTATTCTTTGGAGCACCATATATATTGTTTGGATATTTGGTATCTGCGAAACCGCCCGTACCAATAGATAAGAAATCGTGTCCAGTTACTCTTGTGAGAGAAATATAAAGCGTTATCCTAGCTATCACTGGATTTATTGGTATAGCCTTAGCTAGAGTCAATGTTCCTACACTTGTTTGGTTTGGTGCTAGGTTTTCATATGTAAGCGTGTTACCGCTCGCTGATAACAGATTAACATTTAAGATCCCAAAACCGTAACCTGCCGTTGCTGTCGCTGCTGCATTAACTACATTACCTAATATGAACGTAGTAAACGCACCTGTTGGAGGAGTTGTGCTTATAGTGATAGCTGTAGTACCAACTAATGATTTAATATAATAAGTAGTACCATTTACGATATTGGTGCCAACTAACCCGGCACCTGTGAATACTATAGGCATGCCTACTGCTAACCCACTGGTGGTATTAGTGATAGAATATCTATCACCGCCGTCACTATAATTAAGTGTGATAGTTATTGAATTATTGGAACTAGACGTTCCGTATATTACTAGATTGAAATCAGTATCAACTATGCTTATAGCATCTCCTGGGCTCAAACCGTGCGCAGATGACGTAGTTACTGTCGCGATTCCATTGCTTCTTGATATCGAAGTTACAGCAAACGAAGTAGACTGCTGCACTACACCGCTTATGGCAGTAGTAGGGGCTACATCGGATCCTGCATTGGTATAAGTGAATCGATATTCATCTATGAATGTTACTGCTGCGTTTGTAGCATTGAATCCTGGATTGCTATCGGTGCTAGTAGTCAAACCAATTATATTAACTGTAGATGTGTTGTCTAGATAATGTGGATATTTGGTGACTACGGTGGCTATTCCACTAGTCCTAGAAATCGTAGTTACTGGTATGTACTGTATGTTGGTCATACCTGCTCTCAGATCTATAACACTGATACCGCCAACGAAGCTGATGCCACCAACTATACCGCCCGATGAAGGACCATATGCTGATAACGAACTGCTTTGATAACTGAAACTGTTTGCATCAATATAAGTTACTTTTACATATAGACCTGCTGTATCTATACCTACAACACCTGTGTTTGATATAGTGACATAATTTAGAGAACTAAGTCCATGATTAGGAGCAGTTATCGTGACTACACCGCTAGTATTCCTCACGTAATTAGTGATTACTATAGATCCTGTGTTGTTTAATAGAGACTTGGACAGAGGAGTATCGAGGAACAATCGCGCATAACTCTGGCCAGTCAGTGTGTTTGGTTCGTAACCAACTACAGTATGTACACTCGTGCCCCAGGCTATGGTCTTGCCTATCACTCTGCTAACGTCGTTGCTACTGAGCAACTGCTGCACATTTATTTGATAATCGCCTGCCTGACCAGTGCCGGGTGCAGTTCCCGCAGTAAAATCAACTAATAGTTTTACGTAACCATAAGAAGTACTAGTAGTTAATATAGCTTCTTGGCTAGGTAAGTTTACGGTGTTGTATTGTAATACCCTATAAACATCAAAATCGTTATCAAATACTAATGCAGTACTTGGTCTAATTGGATTAACATTTAATACATTATTGAATCGGAAATTCTGTAAAGCTCTTATGATTACAGGTTGTCCATCTGTAACTGGATATAGCAGACCGCTTGATGCTATACCTACTGAGATAGAACTATTAGCACTGCTAGTTAGAGTTAGCTGTATAACACCTGGAGTATCTACAGTAGTGACACTGTTTACTTCGTATTCAACTATAATACCGTTATGATCTATTTCTAATCCGCTCTGGGCGAATGGAATATACGAATAGTTAGTAACATAAAATATTATGTCTCCAGAATTACCGACAGCTGAATATATGCCCTGCTTATAGATGACAGCAGTCTGCGTCATTGGATAGTAGAGATAGGCTTGGCTAGGTACTTCTGTTGGATCAGAACCTTCAGCTGTGATGCCATATATACCATAAGAGTTAGATCCGTTAAGGCTTCGTATCTGTGCTCCGTTCGTTGAGTAGAATGCTCTGAAGTTATAGTAAGTGAACAAGCTAACTGCTTCGATTAGTGCATTGTTGGTTGCTATCAGGGTGTAACCTAGGTCATTGATATTAGTAAAATGTGTAGTGACCACGGATCTATTACCAGCGGTGATTAGGTCTAGATAGGTATTTGCTATTAATAAACTGGTTGATAAATTTGTATAGACAAGCGTATCTGGGGTATTGTTGTTTAAGTGTAGAGTTAGGGTACCACCCACGGAATCATATCCACTTACGTAGTCTACTTCAAATCTTATACCTTTTAGATAGAAAGAACAAGGTGTCTGCGGCGGCCTAATGGTAAAAGCAGCAGATGATACTACTAAAGTCTGATTATCGATACGGCTAGTAATGGTACACGGTAAGCTGCCAGCGAACCCGTCAACAAACAATCCGCCCGCGAATGTCTGTGCATTAATACTTTTTGAGAAACTAGCGCAGATTTCGATAAACGGTGATTTAGTAAGTATCTGTCCTTCAGGATCAAGCACGCCCATAAACCCGCCATGGCCTTGCCCAGTAAACATCCTAAGTATGGTAGCATTGTTTAGCAAGAAAACATCCATCTGATCGTTTTTCTTGGGGAAATTGAAGGAAGCATCTTGGTTTACGATGTCTAACATGAGCTGTACTAGCCCGGTAACGGCTGTAGATACCCCCGCTTCTGAATTTATGTTTGCGAATGTAACCTGCGGCACTGGTGTTAGGGTGTGCTGGTAAGAAGCTGGCGGAGCATTTTCTGCTAGAGCATATGCTACTAGTGTTCCCATATAAGCTATCGCCGCGCTAGTCTGAGGTAATTGATCACCAATAGTTACTAACCCACTAGCACTTGAATAATATGAGATAGCTGCTTCTAATGTTTTTGTCTGTTTTCCATAGAGGAGGTCAAAGCCTATAGCATCGGTTAGCATTCCTATATCACGAGAATAATTAGATTGGTTATAGTAAAAATTGCTCTGCATAGTAGCAGCGCCAACATCTGAACTAGTTATGTTAAAGATAGCTCCGGGAGTCGATCCCGATAGTGTATTTGATATGGTGAACTGTGTTGATCCTATCTTAGCTAAGACATAATAAGTGGTAGATGAATCTACTCCTCCTATCAGTGGAGTCGTTACAGTAACAGTCATTATGCCGCTATCAGTAGTTAATGATAGTGCTACTCCTGGATAAGATGTGCTTACAACGATATTTGTGCTATCTACTACTGATAATATGTAATATGTAGATCCGGTTAGTAATCCACCTAGAGTAGTACCGCTAAACTGTACGGTTTGACCCTCTATCATTCCGTTAGTAGATTTAACTTGTATTCGATTGGTGCCAGAAGTTGTCGCTGTACTATAAGTTGATAGCGAGGCAAATCGTATTGGCATACCAACATTAAGGTTGCTGTTTGATATGCAGGTAAAACTGTTGCTGAGTGAGTCTGATCCAGTTATGATAGTAGTATATGTGTCGTTAATATAACCTATAGTTTCTGCTTGTATAAATGCCCTATTAGCATATAATATCTTTTGTGCATTTGCGAAACTACCTGCATTGGATATGGTTTTGCTATATATAGGCCTGCTGGGATCGGTTAGATAATGATATCCATATACACTGTAGGCTGTTCCATTGCCTGAAACACTCCCCGTAGTTGCGGCTACAAAACTACTGCCAACGACATAAAAAACACCAGTAGTACCTGCTATTGTGTTCCATTGCGAATTAGTTGTTGAACCTAGTGAAGTGATCACATATGGGAACCCGATAGTAAATTCTCCCACCGGTACCGGAGTAAGCAGCGTTAATGGGCTGCTTGAATCAATAGTTATGTCTCTGCGGAAGAACGTATTTGCCCATTTACTGGCACTTATATTTGCTTTTGGTCGTATGATAACTCGACGGAGTTCGTCGCCTACTATAGATACGTTTTCCGGAATCCTTATTGGATAGTCTTCGTAGTATTCACCGCTTTCTATATGTATGGTAATCTGTGTCTTTTTGACAGGATCGGCGTAGCTTAAATTTTCACCTAAAGTAAAAGATATATTATTAATATAGTGTATATTATATCTCTCGACATTTGGTGCAGTCGTTACGTCGCCAACAAAATCAATGATAGCCAACGCACCGCTAGTAGTACCTTGCAGTAATATACCAGATCTTATGACATAGTTCGCACCAGCACGTGGATCTGTTCCAAGCCCACCGTGTGTGATATCTAGATAATATCCGCTGCTCGTGCCTATCTGTGTGACAGCGGCTACTGTAGAAGCTGTAGCTACTTGTTGCACTGTGTAAACTATAGTCTTTTGATACGGACCTAATTCTTCCGCTGCTGCTGCCTGTACAGCTTCAGCTGCCGCGCAGGCTTTCGCTAGACTCCCAAATGCATAAGCTAGAGCTCTACCTTTTTTTGATTCGATAATAGTTGGTTGATAATCATCACCTGTGGAGCTTACGAAAAAATCTGCTTGGCTAGCAAATGCAGTAGTATCTACATAATTCTTAGTAGCTGCTTGCAGAGGACTGCTGTTAGCATCAGGATCGGCTGCTAATACCAAAGCACCAGTCATGGTATCGCCTGCTTTACCTATTACTTCTTGTCTCTGGGGAACTTGGGTAGTCGTGGCTCCGGGAGGAACGCTTAAGAACCCACTCATACTATTGTAAGCAGTTCCTGTACCGTATCCGCTGCCTGTAACGGCGGCATAGAAATTACTGCCAACTACATAAGTTATTCCAACAGTCCCTGCTATGATATTCCACTGTGTATTAGTCGTTGTGCCTAGGCTGGCGATAGCATAAAACTGTCCTATGACGAGATTAGCGATTGTTGTAGCTGGCATTCCTGCTAATGGAACGAAATTCTGTGCAGCGTATTTTTTAGAGATAGCAAAACTATCTTGATTTGGTAAACCTAGACTAGATTGTATAATAGAATAGCCAGCAGGATCTGGCAAGTTATATATTATGTTGCCTCTAGCATCTAGGTTACCTCCCAATGCTGGCTGGGTATCTGATACTACCCTAGCTCCGGAATTGATGATAGTTATTTTAGTAGGATCACTATTGTCTATCGCTAAACCATAACCAGCTACGAGGGATTTTTGTAAAAGAGAAGTCCCATTATGATTGGTAATTAGTATGTTATCTGCAATTAAATGATTAGGTGCTTGCACTAATCCAGTAAATGCCAATCCACCGGAATTTCCAAGAGCCGCATACAATTCAGTGAAATTGTCATTCGTTTTAGAAAACGCATCTCTAATTGGGTCACCTGTAGCATCATTACCTACGATACCTACGTCAATTATCTTTTTTACCATTTCAATTCCATCCTATTATACAGCAATGCTAGTGCCACACCCACAACTTGATTTAGCATTGGGGTTTTCTACTACGAGACTGCTGCTTACAAAGTCGCTCTTGTAGTCGATAGTGCTGCCAAATAAATAAAGCAAGCTAGTGCAATCTACTATTAATTTTTTTTCGTTGTTCAAATCAATAAATTCATCTCTCTTGGGATCACCATTCTTTTCATATAAATCTTGATCAGCTGGTTCCCAAAAATATTCAAATCCGGCACATCCGCCACCTTTTAATCCGAAAACTAGATAGGGTTTTTCCATCTGTTCAAGGACTTTTACTATATGATTCTTTGCTGATTCGGTTATTTTTATCATAATGATATTTATTCTAAGAGCAGGGAAAGATTTTTTTTACCACACGATATTTAGCACTAAATAAAATGCCTAAAAGGAGAAGATAAATGGAAACTATCATAGGTGTAATAGCAGTAGCAGTAGCAGGATATGTCCTGTATAAAATGGTTACTAAGAAAGAAACAGTGCAGGAAGCTCTTGCCGAAGTAAAGACAGAAGCCAAGGCAGAAGTAGCTAAGGTTGAAGAAGCAGCTAAGACAGCCGTCGTAGCAGAAGTAGCTAAGGTTGAAGAAGTCGCAGTTGCTGAAGTCAAGAAGGCAGCTACTAAGGTCAAGACTGCTGTAGCTAAGGAAAAGAAAGCGGTTAAGGTTAAGGCTGAAGAAGTCGTAGCTGCTGTTAAGAAGGGCGGACGTCCTAAGAAGTCAGCTTAATATACTCTTCGTATATCTTCCTACTAGCTAGGTTTTTCGCTTTAGATTCGCACATAATATCAAATTGATCTAGAAACTCAAGAGCCCACTGATTAACTGCTGTGTTCCAGTAGTAGTCAGAATGGGCTCTTAATTTTTGTTTCTTGTATCCCTCAGCCAACAGCTGAGACATATCTGGACGATCGATTAATGAATGCCCAACCAAGTCAGTCTCACGGCTGACACTAAAATGTAGAGTAGGCCTGACACCGCGCCAACTGTCCAAAACCCTTCTCGTGCGGTCATCTTTGTGTTGAATGTATTCCCCTGTCTTGATCCAATGATGGTGGATATCAAGAACGATAGGAAC